ACCAACATCTAAGAATGACTTAGGATTTAATACTTTGTGTAACGCACTTAATGCACCTAAGTCTAAGTTTGCTACATTGTTGTGTCCACCTAAGTGATCATCTAGTTCAGTCATGTGTATCTCCATTGGTTGACGCTGTATGGTTACGAGTAGCGTCAGCTATTGGAATTGTTTCTGCTAACATATCTCCCATTAATTTCTTACGGTCTTCTCTAGCGGCTTCTAATGCAAATCGTTTTAGAAACTTTTGTTGAACACGTTCTTTAGCATTGCCCTTAGTATGTACCATAACTTGATTTATGCCACTGTTGTTAAAAGGACTTTTAGCATTAATAGGATCTGGATTTAAATCTAAAAATGGTTCTTGGTCTTCATACGACAATCGTAACTGAAAGAACACCCAACTGTCATGTGTTTCACGCAAGTGATCCAATCCAGTTAAATATTGATTTTCAAAATTGTTAATAAATTCTCTAGCAATCGGGTTGCTAAGATTATAACCTACTAACCCGCACTCGTCGTACTCACCCGGGCGACCTAAGTATGTAATTGCTTTATGATCCGGAAAAAGTTTATCTAAAAATTCCTGTGTCATAGGTGTGTGCATTAATACATCAGCATCTAGCCACACTAGCCAATTGTCTTGTTGCACTTTAGCTTCTGCAAATATTGCAAATGTTTTGTGAGCAAACTTAATTCCTCTCCATTTAAATGCTTTAGTGCCACCTTCTTGCTTCATGCCAATGTGACCATTATAGTGCGGATTGTCTTTGTGACGCTCTTTAAATGCAACTAAATCTGGTGATGCGTTATATAACTCTTTATAAATTATGCGTGGGTGTACTGCTCCAACATCAATATCATCTTCACTGTATACTACAATGTCTACGTTATTAGGAAGATGTTCTGCCCAACTTTGTATGTTTACTTTTGATGTTGAGTTCCAATATTCGTTGTTAAGACTTGTTACAAATGTGTATTTCATTATACTGATGCATCCTCCATTCCGGCTACTCTTAGTTTTACAATATTAGTTATCTGCCATTGCTTCTGATCGAGACCTTTTAAGACTGCTAGCCATTTGTTACGCATTAGTGCAAATTCATTAATAATCTTTTCCATATCAACTACATCTGTTTCACCGTCTACGTATTTTTCAACGTCACGACTTGACAATGCCCTTTGATAGTTTTCAAGATATTTCTTAAAAAATGAGCTACGCAACCTACGTAGCTCAATATTTAAATAGTGCAGGATCGCTTCTACTTCTTGTAACTGGTGGAAGCGATGTTCAACAATGCCTGGCATAGCCGAAGCAGAGCGCTCTACGTTACCAGATAGCTTAACCTCTAATCGTGCTTCATGCAGTTCTTTTTCAAAAAATGCAACAGCATCGGGTATCTTACTGATGTCTCTACTTACTTCGCTATACCAACCCATTTATTCTTCCCAACCTAAGTCGTCTTCATCATCGTGTGAGTCTTCAGTATCAAGTTCTAGATAATAATTAATTGCATGATCTAAAACGTTACAGCTACCAAAGCACTCTCTTAGCACTTCTTCGCCAGTACCGTAGTCGGCTAACATATCAACATAACGCTCTGCGGCCATTTCGATATGCTTCTTATCTAGGTACTCTTTAAAAATAATCCATATCTCTACGATCTGTTCATCATTCATTAGTAGTTGCTTCCTCAATTTGCTCTTCGGTTGCATCTTCCATGACATCATCAACAACTATTGACGGCTTCATCTTTTCATCATACTCTGCCATAATAGTGTCTAGCTTAGGACCTAACCATTGCTTGCGATAGTCAAGATGTTCTTCACCATTTAAGTCAATGTACTTGAGTCGATTGCCTTGCTTAACTAACAAGTTCTTCTTCTCAAATAATTCAACTAGACCACTGTACGGATTCATACCAGTCTCATAAGGAATCTTCACTTGCACACCTTCAAACGGTTTTGCATAACGAGTCTTCATTACTTTACAACCAGCACGTATACCCATAACTTCTGAGATCTTGTTGCCGTCTAGATCTTCTTTTAACTTCATCTTCTTCATTGCAACAACAATGCTTGATGCATAGATAAAGCCTGCGCCGCCACTAATTTTATCATCTGGGTCAAACATATCTTGCGATGCATATGTGTGGTTAGTACATACTAGTCCAACGTTCAATGAGCCAATCATGTTAACTGTGTTACGAACAAGTGAAGTCAATGCCTTAGGCTTACGACCCATATCACCTTTCATATCACCCTTGTTAAACTGATCAACGTCAGTAGGTGTTAATAACATACCCAATGAATCAACTACAAACAATACTTTAGGACGGTCTTCTTCGTCCATTGCACGATAGTCGTTAACAAATGTTGAGATAGTTTTTGCCACATCGTCAATCATTGACATGTTTAGCTTGAGCAACTTCTCTGGGCTTGTGTCTACTTGCAATGCCTGCAACCAGCTCTCGTCAAGTGCATTCTCTGTGTCAATTAGTACTACAAAGATGTCTTGATCCTGTGCGTGTTTTACAATGTTGCCAGCGCAGAAATAACTCTTACCTGCTCCTGATTCACCTGCAAACACAGTAACCTTACCTAGTGGAACACCTTTGTGAAAGTCTCCTGAGATAAGATAGTTTAGTGCATATGATCCTGTTGAAATCCAATCAGTGGGATCGTTAAATCCTGTACTCATGCCTGAGATACTTTTAGTCAAGTCCTTACGGAACTTGCTTACGTCGAATGACTTAGCCATGTTTTCTCCTAAAAAGTCAAAGTAGTGTAGGGGATTTCTCCCCTACATGGTGTACCTAATTTTAGGCTTGTCTGGCGCGAATCATTGCAAGTATATCACTTGCATCGCCGCTTGGTGCCGCTGCCGCTGGTGCCGCTTCTGCAACTGGTGCCGCAAAAGATGCTTCAGCTGTTGCTACGTCTGCCGCAAAAGGTGCCGCTACTGCTTCTACTACCGGAGTTGCAACTGGTGCATCCGCAGTTCTCGAAGTTGCTGTGCCGCCTGCACTTGCGATATTCGGATCGCCTGTGCGTGACTGCATACCTGCTGGACGGAAGTATTGTGACCAACGATCTGCATCATATGGTTGATTATCAACCGATGCTTCAAACATTTCTTGCATAATCTTTACTGCAATTGCGTCTGGCTTCTTTGGAAGGAAGTCACCTAAGTTATACAATCCGTGTGCATCAATACCTTGCATTTCTGCATCACCTAATGGACGATCTCGACGTGCCCAATTTGATGTGCTGTAATCTGCATAACCACCTTTACTAGTTTTGTTAAGACGGAAGTCTACACCACCTGTGTAGTCTGTTGGTAACTCTTCCATATCAGGATCCATAAGAGCCTGTTTAATGATTTGAAAGATTTGTGGTCCAATAATAAAGCGTCGGATTGGATTCTCTGGAGTACTATCTTCTTGAAGTGGATTATCTGTTACAAATCCTTGGAATACGTATGAACGCTTTTTCCAATACTTACGACCCATGTCTTCTAGACTTGCGTCTTTAAACCAACCGCGTACTTCTGCTAAAATGTTGCAGTTGTCGCCATACATTTCCATACAAGGTACTTGTACTTGTACAGGCTTGCTGTTAGGCTCGCCCTTAATTCCAGAGAAAGGTAACTTAATCATAAGTCTCTCTGTCCAGAAAAATGTGTTGGATTCGTCTCGATCTGGAAGGAATCGGATAGTTGCGCTTTGACCTTCTGCAATATTCCAAAAAGGATAAATTGCATTGTCTCCGCCAGTGCGTTGTCCGCCTCCAGTTTTAACTTCTTGTTCTTTAAGTTTAGCTCGTATTTCTGCTAATGATGCCATAGTTAATGCCTCCTAATAGTGCCTATGTTTGTTCTAGTGCGTAGCTACATTGCTACAGTGCCTTTAATGTTACAGCACAGTTATTATTATATACTCTGTGCGTAACAATGTCAAGTCTTTTTTAAAGAAAAAGAAATAAAACTTATAAGTGAGTTAGCGTAGTCCTGCTAACTTACGAATTCTGTCATGCTCGCCTGTGTCTGGTGCTTCCATTTGCTGTGGTTGTGTTTGCATTTGATATTGTTCTACAGTTGCTTGCAACCGCTCAATAAACTGCTTTGCAGGAGTAATGTACTGTTCTCCATAGTCTTTTTCGATCATAGTAAGTATTGCTGTTTCACCTTTTGGAAATTCGCCTGCATCTCTGTCATAGTAACTAACGATAAACTCACCTAATGGAGTCTTTTGCTCTTTAGGTGCCGGTGCGTCTTCTTTGCCCATTGCTGGATCATCGCCGCATTCTGCTTCATCTTCTTTGGCATTTCTGTCAAAGTCAGTTGTGTATAAGTACTCTATTACAGGGTACAACGTGTTTACAATTTGATTACCAAACTTGCCGTTCTTGCCCGAATCTGCATCACGCTCTAATTTCTTAGCTTCGCCACGTAGTGTCATCATTGCTTCAATAGCTGCCATAGCATTTTTATCTAGGCCTTTAAAGCCTTTTGTTCTTGCTTCAATGAAACTATATACGTCCCATACATCGTTTGCATATGCATTTGCTAAGTTGCCTTGATGATCGTCTTGTCCACGTTCAATCTTTTTACCTTTGCCACGTAATGCACCTAGTACATCAATAGCATCTTTACTTGTGTTAATGTATGCTTCGCTAACTTCTTCTTCATTAACATCAGCAAACTGTCCCATTAGTCCTTCAAAGTGTGCATCAATTTCAGATTCTTCTACTGATTCACCTTTCATTGCGGCAAATTTATCTCTTTGTGCTTTTTTAGCGGCTTCATCTTCAGCATCCATCTTTGCAACACCAGCGTCTCTATGCTTTTGTAGAGCATCGCCTTTTAGTTTGTGTGCTAAGTCTGCTTTGCCATCGCCCTTGCCTGCTAAACTCTTACCACCATTATAAGCGCCTGCTTTAGCCGCTTGGTCTGATGCACTTGATCTAGCTTCTTCAATTTCGTCATCAGATGCTTCACCTAATAACTCTTCAGGCCCTAATGCTAATGCTTTAGTATGCTCGCTTACTAGCTTATAGATATATGGAAATATATCTGATAGTTCTTCGTTAAACTGTCTAATAGTAAGTTGATCAACCCAGTTACTTGAAACATCTTCCGGAACATCTTCAAGTATAGTTGATTCAAAATTTGCAACTGCTTCTGCGTATACATTTTTACGTTGCAGTGTTTCTACTGTACGTTTTACTGCGTCAATACGATCATTTACTACGTCTGAATATTGTGCAAGACCTTCGGCCATGACACCGTTTCTTGACATATGATTCTTAAATTTCTTTAGCTTATTAAGCTCTTCTGACATACCAACAATGTGTTTGCCAAAGTCATCATACGCATTACCGCCTTCTGCTACGTGTCGTGCCATTGCTCTTGCACCATTCAAATGTTTGAACGGATACTTAAAGCGTTCGCCTTCTACACTTTCAATATGAATAGTCCCAATCTTTTGTGTGCGTCCGCCTGCACGTTCTTGGTTAACACTTTCAGTGTGCTTAATAACTATTCTTGCGCTGTCTACGTTTTGGTAACTTACTTTACCAGTTCCGTATAATTTTGATTCTGTCATGTTGTCGTCTCCGGAATTTGTTGCTAGGTATTTATAATCTCTTTTGTTTAAATTCGACTTTGTGATATCCCTAACGTCAAAGTTTAAAAGTCTTTTCCTAGCAAAACTCCTAAGTTCTTTTAAGAAGCTATACCAATTACTTTTTTGAATACTTTGTTCTTTAGTAAACAGTTCGTTATTATACATAATAACTACCCCGTCTTTTTCGCTTATGCTGACGCTAACATTACTATCTTCATCGTATTTAAAGTCAAAATATCTAGCATCTGTAGGAACATTAGTTACATTTCCTTCTTGGTCACCGATAGTTACTTCACTGAAACGTCCGCGTATCTTATTAAACAGCTCTTCACTTATTTTATCTAAATCTAACATGTAAGTATTTATCAATAACTACTGCTAATAAAGATAGGCATGGGCGGTTCGTAATCTTCAATTTGATCTGCTTGTGTAAACGTATTATAGATCTTAGGATCCCAGTCTTTGAGTACCGCCATCATTCTTATTGCAAGAAGTGTAGCACTAACTAAGTCATCACTTTGGCCACCTTTAGCTTGATAACTACTACCTGTTGCAACAAAGTTTTTAAGCTCTGATATAAAAGGTTTACTGTGTACAGTCATTTTATCATTCTCTAGCATAGTTTTAAGTCTACTACATGCTGTAATTTTAGTACCATGTGTAGTGTTAAATCCTTTACGGAACTTTCTTACATGTCCTTTGCGCATAGGTTCACTTACAAATAGTCCAGGTATATTCTCTTCACCAAAGTCATTAATAACAAGTAAACATGCTTCGCCTATACCATTGTTTTCAACACTCCAATATATACCGTTAGTGTTGCCAGTTTCTGATTGCAAGTATGTGCAGATATCTGCAAGCACTCTTATTTGTCCAGGAATAGCTGTTGTGTTATGTTGCCACTCAGCTACTTGTATGTAACTAGGTAATTCAAATACTTGTATAGCGGCGTTGTCGCCACCAGTACCCATACTAGGATCAAGGGCAACAGCGTATGTATACTCCGGTGTTGGCTTTTTATACCAACGGGTTTGTCCCATATTAATTAGTGGGGTAGTGCCTTCCATAGTTGCAAGTTTAATACTGTTAACAAGTGTTTCATCATACACAAGGAATTCACAGTCATATTCACGGCGGAATCTTTCCTCGCCAATGCGTCCTAGTTCTTCTTGTTTCCATTTAGCATCTCTATCTGGATGCTCTTCCCAATAACTACGGAAGCTATGAAACCCATTTTGGCCTAGTTCTTGTTCATTGCCATGCTCGTCAAACTTATCTTCAGCACCTTTCCAAATTGTAGCAAAAGTATCTTCATCACTATTTGGTGTGCTTGTAAGAATTGCTCGTCCACCAGTAGCTAGTGTCGGAGATATAGAAGTCCAAAAGTCAATAGCAACATTAGGTTGTACAAATGCAAACTCATCACAGTATAGTAATGATATAGACATACCACGTCCTGTGTTGCCTGTTGTCGTAGCACTAACAATACGTGATCCGTTTTCAAATTCAATACTACCTTTGTTGTAGTTTGTAACACCAGCACGTATATGGTCTGGGCACATTTCATAGAGATAGCGTATGCGTTGCATAATCTCTTGTGCGCCTGTATACTTGTGTGCGGCAATTAGAATAGTTTGATCAGGTACAAACATTGCGTACCACGCTAAGTAGATTGCCGCACATGTTGTTTTGCCTGTTTGTCTAGGCAACATGTTAATATTAAATCGATAGTTGTGATAGCTTGCAAGTAGACGTTCTTGATATTCAAATGGATCAAAAATAAGTTTACCTCTTACAGGATGTTGAATAGTTGCAAACTTTCTAGCAAAGTACATGTATCCTTCATCTGGCTCCATACACTTCATTAAGTCTGCAATTTGTTCTTCAGTAAACGTTTCTTGTCTATTTGCTTTCTTAATTAAGACGCCGTCTAGTGCTGTTGCCATTAGTGTTCAACCTCCCACATTCTACCGTGCTTCATAAACTCACCTATAATATTAACACTACGTCTGCGCTCAATAGGATCAATTCGCGGAGTAACACTATGTACACTGTGGGCAACATTTAAAAACATACCAAAACTATTTGCTTTATACGGAATTTCAACATGCGGAATATGTATATCATCTTCTACAACTCGTGTTTGTAAGGGTTTAAAACTTTTTACTTCTTTAATAGTTTGATGTATTGTAAAGTTTCCACCTGCTGATTTGTCAATATCTTTTTTCATATACAACAACCCTGCGTATATTTCTTTTGGATTATCTAAGTGCGGAGTTCTTGATGTACTTGTTTGGTCAACTGGTTCGTGTACTACAAGTTGACAGTCGGTAACATGTTTACCTTTTGACAGTTTGCGCACCCCTACAGTATCTGTAATTAAGTTTTCGTAAAACTCTTCGCCATAATATTGTAATATGCCCTTTTCAAATAACTTAGCACAATCTCTAAAGTATTCTGGACTAGTATGAAATTCAAAAAAGTCTTCCCATATAGCTGGCATAACTGCATCTACATGCGCCTGTCGGCTTTTATATCTATAACAAATGCCTTCATCACCTGCGTCAGTACTGCATACTAAGTCTTCAGGAAATGATTTTTCTAATTCGTTGTATACATTTTGTGGCAATGCATTGTCAACAGCCACATAAGGATACGGAAACGATTCTACTGTTTTACAGTTTTGTATTACACTCAATTTGTTCATACAAGTATTTACTCAAAAGAATAGGACCCGGAGGTCCTATTGAGTTTGTATCTTGTTAATGTTATCTAAAAGATATATTTCTAATTGCTTCTAAAGTAGCTTCGTGCTCTAACGTAGCTTCATCTTTTTGGTCAAGCGTTGATTCATCGTTTTCGCTATTAATAATAGATAAAATTGTATGCTCGGAAGGTCCACGTCCATTACTCCAATCATCTACAACCTCATCTGCTATTTTTTGAATTTCGTTGTCTGCTATTGGAAATGTTATGTTTCGATCAGTGATTGCACTAACTACTTCATCATACCAAGACTCGATCGCGGCTTGATTATGTTCGTCTGTGTCTTCATTAGCTTCGTCATGAACGTCGTCCCACATATCAGCCATTTCAGGATGTTTTTTTACAAATTCGTCTTTTCCCATTTCCTGTGCATCTTGATGTATATCTGACATTGCACCTTCGTTTTCCATCTCTTGTGGAGCAGATACACCTGAAAGTTCTGCTAGCCTTGCAAGTTCAGCATTAGCTTCTTTGCTTTTGCCTGTAATACTATAAGAAGTATCAGCTTCGTCAGTATCTTCTTCGTCATCATCATCACGCTGTGCAATCGCTTGGCTCATTGGCTCTTCTTTATTGCCATCATTGTCTAAGTCTGGAAAGTCTGGCTTTGGTGCATCTTTACCTGTCTTTTCAGCAAGTGCGGCATATAACTCATCTTTAATAGATTCAATTTGTGCATCTAAATCATCTTCAGTTGCTTCGTAGCTTGATTCTGATTTTGGCATCCACCAGTCGCCGCCTTCATCATCACAATCGTGACTGCAATCTGATGTGGGCTTGTGCATTTCATCACCACAGTCTTTACATACCATTGTTTCATCCATGCCGCCTTCAACTGCTATTGGATTGTCGCCATCAGCTGCCGGTGCATATTGACCTTTCTCACGGTTGATGCCGCCAGCTAAGTCACGTGTCATTGTTTGTGTATCAAAATACTGTTCATCTGGCTCAGTTGTTGAAGCACTAAATCCGCCGCTCATGTCTTCATCAGCTTCGTCATCCTTTGGATTCATTTGTGGCATATCATCCATTGGACTATCTGTTGGTCCGTCCATTGGCATCTTCATAATGCTAAGTGCTTTGTCCATTGGCATATGATCTGAGTGTGGCATATCCGTTGGGCTAACTACTTTAGCATCTGGAGTATTACCTGTTCTCATAATGTTTACAAGTTGTGCAACTTCGTCTGCATTATCGCCTGTCATTGAAATATTCATCGAAGCAGTTTCACCCAACGGGTTCGTTGTTTCGTTAATTGTCTTAATGTCTTTATCTAACTCTGCTAATTTAGCTAATAAGTCTTTCATGTTATACGCCTCCTACTGGGCTTTTAGTGTTTTCAGTATCACCTATATCGGCACTTTCACCCTTAGGTGTTCCTGCTGTAGGATCAATTATACGCTCACTTCGAGCTGTTTCTAGTTCTTTAAGAAGGTCCATAACTCTGCTGTCTCCAACTTTGTCTTGGGCGCTTTCGCCTCCCATGTCTTCGGTTTCTAGTTTAGTTTCATAAGGTTCTTTTGTCTTAGAGTCTGATTGGTAATCTTCTCTAGGATCATTCATGTTTCTTACTATAAAATACGCCTGATTGCATCCACAACTATCAGCAATATATTCTTGCAACACTTGTGATGTAGTAGGGTAGTTCATTTCTGCTTCCCAGTAAGTAACTTCCATATTTTGTAATTGTGGGAAATCTAACGGACGTTCCTGTATTGGTGTAGCTTTACCAGCACTCATGCTAATAAGTTCAAACTTTTGTAAACATGTTTCCATGTCATCTTCGATTCCTTCTGGCAATGCACCTGCATAACCTATCTTGAACGAATAAGTCTTTTTAGACTCTAATAAAATTTCTGTAAACGATCTCATGATTAATTCCTTATAAACTATTTATCCTCTGACATACCTTTTAGCTTCTCAATTAAGCTATTTCTGTCAGTGACGACATAACCTGCACCGTTAACTATACCAGCTTGTGACTCCGGATTACCGTCTTTGTCTTGTTTTTCTTTTTTAAGTTGTAACTCGACTATTTTTAATTTGTTATTAAGTTTAGCTACTTTAGCATCTAAACTAGTTTTAAGCATGCCGCCTGCTACTTCAAATACTCTACCACTATAACGTGCTTCAACATTCATACCCAAATCCATTAATTCGTCATATGCTGTCATTGCTTTGTCTGCAATTTCGTTAAGCTCAATATCTGCCTTTTCGCCTAAACCTTTTACACTAGGCAATGCAGAAGATATTTTATCAAACTCGGCAATGTCGCGCTTAGTTTCTTTTTGATCAACTAGTGCAGTTTCGGCCTTTGTAGCTTTGCTTGCATTAATTATATCTTGCGAGTCAGGTAAGTTTAATAGTTCTTCAAGTTTTTTTGTCATTTTGTGTTTCCATTAACTGCTACTATTATTTAGCAGAGTTAGGATCATTCAACCATTGTTCTTTGGTCATGTGTATATACCAAGCTCTGTACGGCTTTCCTAACCCTTCACCGCCTGGATTATACAAATAAGGAACTAACCAATCAGGGTAACCTTTACCTGAGCCTGCATTATTTGTTTTGATAAAGACTTTATCTACATACTGAAATACATCATTTAAGAAAAATATATAATCAAATTTTTCACCTGGCTCTAAAAACTCTTTATCAAACTCTGTTCTACTAGCAATAAACAAATCATACTTGCCCGGAAAGTCCATAGGTTTGCCGTTGTAAATGTACAAGTGATGCCTTTTTAAATTAATTAAATCACAACACTTTTTAAACATTGGACCTGTAACTTCTTCTTCAATATCAGTAGCTTCAACATGTATACCTTTTTGCATAAGCACATATGGTAACATTCCTACCCCAGTGCCAATGTCAATTGCTGTTTTAACATCTGTTAGCATGCCAAATTCTTCAGCTTTTTTAACCATATATTCTTTCTCTGAGAAATGTCTATCCCATTGTCTAACATACTTTGCACCTCTTACAAATTTACCAGTTTGCATTGCTATGTCTGTCATTTGTTCTTTATATTGTTCTAAATCCATTATCTTTTTCCATTATGATAGATATCGCCTTCGTTTAAAATACGAAATTGAATACCTTTTTGTTTACACCAAGCATACGCCGCTTCCCATTTTGCTTGGTTAACTATCCAGTGTGCTTGGTTGTGGGCGCTTTTGCCCACAAGGCTTTTGTGTGTTTGATTGGCTGGCTTTATTTCTATGAGTTCGACTTTTTGTTTACCTTTTTTATCACCGTAAGCAATAAAAAAGTCTGGTACGTATATTGTTTGCTTGCCAGTTAATGGGTTTCTATATGGAATTTTTATACTTTCACTTGCCCATTGTGTAATTGCAGGATTGCCGTCACAGAATTGCATGAAGGTATATTCCCAACTGCTTCTGTATATTGGAGCTTTGTTACCTACGAATTTTTCCGGATTCTTTAACGTATATCTACCCTGAGCAAACCGACCCATATTACACTACTATGTTTCTGTTTTCAGTCCTTGGCGTTTGAGTTGTAATCTTATAACCAAGTGTACTAACTTTTTGTCTATTGTGATTTAGTATTTCAGCAACAATTTGACTAATTGCAACATCTTCTAATCCAGTTAATGTATCAAGCAATGTCATTACATTTACATCGTCAACCTTTGCTTGTTGTAATAGTACAGTAGCAACACCAGTAGCACTTGCTATGTCAAACCCTCTTTTTTGAAAGAAGCCTACTACTGCGTCAACTTGGTTAGCAGGGTAACTAATAGACTCAGTAAAGTAATTGTTAAAGAATGCTTTAACTTCATTGCCGCTGTCTGTTGGTACTAAGTTTAATTCTGCCATTTATCTAGGTCCATTGTTAATTTTTGCTTGTTCGACTTTAGTTGAATAGTTAGGAGAAGTAGTTTCAACACTGCCACCGCTTGTATCAGTTGTTGATGCAGTTGATGCAGACTGTTTTGGAAACGTAGTATTTTTAAGACCACTAGCATTTTCTTTAGCAACACTTCCTAATGCACCTGTTAATATATTAAATCCTTCTTCTATTAATCCTTGTTTAGATAAACTTTTTGCATTCTTAAACGTATTAAATGTATTCAATGCAGAGCCAAGATTAAACGTGCCGCCTGCTAAGTCTCCTAATACACTACTTAGTCCATTGGCTACACCGCCTTGACCAAAAAGACTGCTAGTTCCGCCGCCTGCTACAGTTAATGGACTAGGTGTTTGGTCATAATGCTCTTGAGCAAAGCCTCTTGGAGAACCTTCTCCAGTAGCTCCTCTACTATAAAATATTGATTCGTATGCAACAGTCATTTGATTTTGTAGCGTAGTACTAGCGTCAGCTTGATCCATACTGTCATGTTGAAAGCCAGTTATTATTGGATTAACTAAAGTAAATCCTGTATACTGATGTCTGGCCATTTGATAAATTGTAATTTTATTAAAGAACGGGTCAACTGAATCGTTGTCAAACCCGTAACGGTATTTGTGATCCTCTGCACCTTTGTATGTGTTTCTTGGTGAATAAGGTGCTGATACACCGTCTGCATAATGACCGCCGTCTGCATAATAATATCTATAGTATGCTTCCATTAGCATTGTAGTAATGCCTAAGTTGTCATCATGGAATGTAATGTTTACTGGATCGTATTCTAAACTAGTTTGTAAATTCTTTTTACGATTGTACATGTTTTTAGTTACAGTGTTCATACTTACTTTTGGTAAGTCGACTGATTTAACTAATAAGTTTATTTCGTTTTTATGTCGTTGATCTAATTGTGGCAAATTTGCCGACGCAGTTGGACTTAGTTCTATTACAACATGGTAAAGGAACTTTGCCTTAGGTGCCAGCCTAAACGCATCATCAGTATACAGTCTAGCCGCATGCTGAAAGTCTGCCATGTCACCTTTTGGGTTAGTAGTGCCGCTTAATACGTTATCAAGAAACCCATTTAATATGTTTGCCATCGAACTCTCCTTACTAATATTTATCTATAACATAAAGTACGCAGATTATTAAAGTAAGTAATTTTGTTCCATCCAGTAAGATAACTTCTCAGCAAAAAGTTTACTGGATTCTGGTCCAGGATGCCCGCCATCTCTTGCACGGTCTTCGGTCTTTAATCCTTGATTAGGATATAAATTTGGAGCATTAATTTTATCTAACGTATATAATGTTTCCATATCCCAAGATGCAAATACTATTTTTACCTTATTTGCCTTTGCGCTTTCTGTAATTATAGATACAGCATATATAAGATTCATTATAAACATGCTATTATCATATGTGGCATATATGTCTGTCCACTTCTTTTCCTGGCTTTTATTAAACTGAGGATTCTTCCAGGGTAGCAGTTGCAGTTCTATCGCTCCATCTGATGAAATTTCAGCGCAATCTACTCTATGCAAACTTGGTAATAATATAACCGCATAATTTAAATTTAAAACTTGTTGTGTTGCTACAAACGTTCTGGCAATACGTAATGCACTTGCACCGCCTATGCCAAAATTATACTTACACATGTTATAGTGTTTAGAAAGTAATGTAGTCCAGAGTTTTGACGATTCTACGCCTTCACCATACGTATTGCTACAACCATAAAATCCTATGTTTGGTCGTTTAGCTTTGTTTCTCCACACGTCCCTAAACCCATATTGATTTATAGTATACTGCCAGGGGTCCTTATCAAAGTTTGGTGCTTCTTCTTCGCGTATGTACGGATACTGCCAATTTAACGAATCTAGAGGAACACCATGTCTATTTTTGATATCTGCTAAGAAATCTCCCCTAAAGTTTCCAAATTCTACTAATTCTGCTAGAGACTTAACATTATATGGTGATAGGTATCTTGGGTCTAGTTTTTCGTTAGTTATAGGACCGAGGTTTCGTTCCTTTAAATTGAGACTTTCTAAATCTGTTCTGATTGGATAATTCATATAGTATTTATTTTACTCAATAGTAGCAGAGATAAAAAAAGGAACCGAAGCTCCTTTTAATAATAACAATATGGCACTTAGGTTATATTACTAACCAATACCGCCACCGCCTGTAACTAGACTATTAATAGTTCTACCTACTGCTGTTCCAATACCGCCACCTTGTGACTGTATTGCGTTATCGTAACGTATACTTAATGAAACTGTAACTGGCTCGTTAGCACTATATGCTAATGAGTTGTAGTTTGCATTTTGTATAAAGCAACCGTATAATTCAAAAGTGTCTAGTACGTTAGGAGTGTTTGCTCCGTTGCCGCCATCTAGTATTTCGATTCTAGTTACGAATTTGTAATCAATGCCACTTGCCGCACCTGATTGCTCAAAGAAGTCAAACTGCTTTTGTAGCTGTTCGCCAACAAGTTTTTGTACATTGTTGTTTACGTCTTCGCGCAAGTTAAGTGTAATCGGATCCCATGCATGCTTACCTGCTAGGTATGCTCTACTGTTGTAAACTGGGATTTCAATTTCCTCAAAGTTTACTACCGGACGTGTCACGTCAATTACTTGCTTTGTTAGTTCTGTTGTCGGTGTTGATACACCAAAGTTCTCAAGTGATACCCTGAAACGATACTGTAACTTCGGCATCAACAAACCTTGTGTTGATGATGAAGTGTCACTCGCTAGTGGTACTGTAATTTTTGAGAGTGTTGAAATAGCCATATTATAACTCCTGTTGCTAGTATTTATCATTTAATGGAGGCTATTTCTAGCCCCCATTTTATTAGATGTTAAAGACCTGCAATTTCCCCTGTATTCTTAAGTCTAAGTGGAATAAAGATAAACTCCACAGCCTTAACTGGTTCAATTGCTATATCTAAGTATAGTTCGTTCTTGTCTATTCTGCTTGCTGTGTTGTTTGACTCATCACATACAACTAGATAGTCATATAACGCTCTTGATCCAACAAGTTCTAAGCACAAGCTCTCTGCGGCTTGTTTAATCTCATCTCTTGTTATCTTATCATTTGGTTCAAAGATATAAGGCTTAGCAAGTTTGTTAAGTTGACTTCTCATATAGATAACAAGTCTAGCAACGTTAATTCTATCTAATGAACTTGCATTTCTTGCACGAGTCTTCTGTCCAAATGCAACTAATCCAGCACCTGTAATAAACGTAATTGGGTTAACTTTAACACCATATAATGTGTCGCGTTGTCCTTCGTTTAGTGCTATTGAATTAAATTCGCCTTCTGAATCAATATAACCTGTTGCTGTTGCGTTAGTAATGCCGCCACGTCTTGTACCTGCTGGTGCAAACCATGGATAGCTAACTTGGTCACTTAGTGCAAGAGTTCTTAGCATCATGTGACTTGGTGGAACAACAATGTTGTTACCAGCATTATCACTGCTAAAGCCCCATGGATAATAAATGCCTAAGTATTCATCACTAGTTACAAGACCTTCTGCATTATCTTCAACTGCAAGGTTTACGTTAGTACCCCATTCGTTGACTGAAGTTGCATCTGGTGTTAGTTTTGGTGGACTATCTCCAAGTACAAACGCTGTAATTCCTCTATCGTAGTTTAATGTAACCATTTCACCAATTAGCTCTGGATAACCTGGAGTAGCCATTACGTTAAAGATTCTTGATTCATCATCTCTAATTGCATCGTTACTGTTAAGCATTGCTTGTAGACTTTGGATAACAACTTTACGCTGTGCCGCTTGCCCGAAGCTTCCTTTGCCGTCTGCTTGGTTAGCTGATTCAGTAACCCAACGGTGTGTATAATAGCTTGTCATTGCTTCACTACTATTAAAACGTTTATTAAGTGCATTTGTATCAACACTGTTGCGTACAAACTTCTTAACGTTAAAGCCACTTCTACGTAAGTTAACTAACAACATACCTTTTGGATATAGTGCTGGATCCGGAGCGTCTGCATCTAAGAAGTTATTTGTTAACAACTCAATGATAGTTCCAGCTACATTACTAGTAGCGCCTGTTAATCCCCAACGTGCATCTGCAAATAGTACACCGTCTTCAGTAGTTTGATCGGCTGCATCTAGTAATACCCACTTTGTAGTAGCACTACTATATTTGTAAATTGTTGGATAATTATCTAAGTCTGCTGTTGAAACCCAAATGTCACCATTCTTAAGAGCTGTACCATCTGATTGGCCAGTAGCCGCTAGTGGTTCAGTTGCACTTACAATAGGTCCTGCTGGACTTGTTTGCTGTGCAGTACTTGCATCGTAAAACGGACTAGTTGCGTCTAAATAACCAACCCAAGTAGTACCATTGTGTACCATGATATCAACTTCGTCAGTAATTGAACTATACCATAGTGTACCGTTTGCTGCCAACGCTGTTGGAGCTGTGGTGCTTGCAGTATATGTTAGTACTTGCCAATTTGAAGCAACAAACTCGTTTGCTGTATCGCCTGCTGGTGCAGTATACAAGTTAGTAGTTCCGCTGTTTGCATTTACATAAGCACTAAAGCCCATTTCTGCAAATGCCGCTCCGCTATGGTCTTTGAAACGAATTTCGCCGCCCTTGGAGTGGCTAATAACAACTCTATTTTGTGCGTCAACTGTAGCACTAACGTTAGTTAATCCTACTGCGTTAATTGCGTTTGCAACTACTTCTGCGTCTGTTGCCGCACCAGTTGTTGTTCCACTTACTGCTGTTACGCTTTGTAACGCCGCATTGCCGACTATTGTCTCTTGTATATTAATTGTAAAACTTGCTGACGACATTCCAGTTGTAATTATGCCACTAGTAATAGTTGTCGGACCAGTTGTTGATCTTTTGTAAATTTTAAAATCACCAGCTGTAACTGTTGCTTCAGCATCGTTTGCTTTAACATAAGTTTGTGTTAATGATAATCCAGAACCGCCTAGTGTCTTATCTAAGTTGAAAATTGCTTCATGGTTAGTTGCATAGATCGGAGCCGCGCTAGTATCCCATAGCTTAGTTCCGGCATTCCATACTTTAACTTTCCAGTTAGCACCTTTGTTAGGTTGTGTAGTTTTAATCCAAAGGCTTCCTGTTGGACGTGATGTAGTATCAGCTGTCTTGTACTCTGGTACGCTTGTATGAGGAGCAATAGTTAATGCCGGAGCATAATATGTTCCTGCGGCAAAACCAGCTGATGCCATAGCACCAGTTCCTGCGGCAAGTACAACGTTTGCACCTGTAGAGAAAATATGCACAACACTATCAATAGATGCCGCTGTAACGCCACTAATTGAAGCTGTATTAATATCGCCTACTAACGAAGCACCAGTAGTGCCACTAGCAGTAACAGTAGTTGAGTTAATAATTATTGTTTGACCTACAACGATTGTTGGGTTAGCAGTACCCGCTACAGTAGCGTGACTTGCTTTCCATGCTGTGGATCCAGTCTGTACCCAAGTACCTAAGTAGTTCTTGTAGTAAAGTTTGTTAAGTGTAGTTGTTGCAACAATAGCATAATCGCCAATTGCGCCAACTGAACCTTTTGGAGCTCCGCCTGTAACTTTAGTAGCATCAGTAATAACTGTTGGTACTTTGTTAGTAAAGCTCTGTCCACCTGTTACAGAAGCAGCCGCTGAGTTCCATGCAAAAATACCAAATATTGACATTGCTGTATCGAACCAGTATGTTCCTGCCGCAGGATATGCAGTAGGAGCAGTTGATGATGCTGCCAGTGCATCTAAGTCAATAGCCGCTCTAGTTACATATGCTCTGTTACTTACACCTAATACACTGTAAGCCGCTTGCAAACCGTATTCGTTGATTTCGCCGCCGTGTATTGGATTGTTGTTAGTGTCTGTCTTGAAACTTGGTTCACCAAATGTTTCTACCAAATCACGCTGTGATGTGATCAAGTAAGGTTTACCTGCGTTAGCAAGCAATGTACCTGGTGCGGTACCTGTTCCTGCGCCGTTCTTTTTATCTTGGGCGGAGGCTATAAAAATCATTGGTACAGTGCCGGGTTCTGCAGGTGTATAGAACGATTCGTCTATTACCTTAACCTCAACACCTGGGGATGATAACGCCATTTCTGTTTCTCCTAATAAGTGTGTTCACTATTATTTATATGAATTTAGTAATAACACCATAAGATACACCGAATAAAAGGGGCACAAAAGGTGAGGTAAATACAATATGAGACCATTATGCATTTGTAGACAAAGACCTGCCGCTATAAATTACAAAAAAGGCAACAAAACGTACTATCGTAAACATTGCGAAGTATGCTTACGCAACGGACCGCACCACGGAATTCCTAAATGGAAGCAAGCTGGATACACTAAAAAGGCTCATTGTGAGAAGTGTAATTATACAAGCGCC